AAGATTTCTCCGAGAGTTTGAGTGCCAGTTTGCAGGTGAAAGTGAAACACTTATAAGTGGTATAACTTTGCAACGACTTACCGGACAGGAGCCAATTTTCAAAACACAACAAATCCGATGGTATAAAAATATCGAGGCTAATAAAACTTACCTTGTTGGTTTAGATCCCAGTGCTGGTATTGGCAAAGACTACGCTGCAATCAGTGTATGGAGTTTGCCGGACATGGAACAAGTAGCTGAATGGTGTCATAATCTAACACCTATTCCCGGGCAAGTACAGACTCTCATGAAAATACTGGAGTTCATTTACAACGAATGCAAGCAAAAAGGACATAGAGGCGATCCTGATATATTTTGGACTTTGGAAAACAATACCTGGGGCGAAGCTGCACTTGTTAGTATTAATGAAATAGGTGAAGAAAGATTTGCCGGACAGTTTGTGCATGAACCAAGAAGAAACGTAACCTCAGGCCGTAGCAGGAAAGGTCTCAATACCAATATGAGAACAAAAGCCATGGCATGCAGCAAGCTTAAAACACTTATTGAAAGCAACCGTTTAATTCCGCATAGCAAGATGTTGATACGACAACTGAAGTTCTTTATCAGCAAGGGTGATAGTTTTTCCGCCAAATCAGGAGAAAACGACGACTGTGTGATGAGCATGATGTTGTCAGTTCGTATGATGCAAATATTGCAAAACTGGGACGAAAAAATTGGGGATTTACTACGCGATGATTTTGATGATCAAGAACTCATGGAACCTCTTCCCATGACCATGGCCTTTAGATAAATATCGCCAGGAGACTAATAATGACACCTAACTGGGATATCATCACACAAAAAATACATGGCATATTAAAAGCTCGTGGCATGCAAGTCAAAAAAATGTTTGATGAAGACATAAAAGAAACATTCAAGATTGAAGATGCTCGACAGTTTTATGCCACAGTAGCAGATCCTCATGATCCCAATATCAAATCATATGACATTTTGATTAGTTTACATGACGAGGACAGCCACAGTCATGTGGATTTACAAACTCCTCGCATGAGAAACACCCAAGATTTCAACGATTTGTTCAGTTTACATATGTGGTTGCGTAAAAACATAAACGACAAAGAAGGCGTAAGTGTCAACTGGTTTCAGTTTGATAAAGACATTGAAGCCAAAAAGCCACCAGTTGAAGAAAGTCGTGACATCAGCCGTCCTTGGGGCACAACCCGCAGTTCCTTTCAACGTGTGGGCAACTGTCGCATGATAGTTAGACACAGTGATATTGTAAATGAAGATACCCCGGGAAGTCGTTGGCGCAAAATACACAAGATATTTGTGGAAACTGATCAAGGCGAACGTCTTGGTTGGCCTACTCGTCATGTAAAAGGTGCAAGAGCCTGGGCAAGACATTTGAGCCAAGGCGGGCAAGCTCATGATGAAGTCAGCAGCTACCTTAAAACACTAAGTGAGCATTATGGTGTTTTAAAAAGCGCGGCTAGAAAACTACGCCAACCTGCCCAACTACAAAATGAACTTTTGCCAACTCTAGCTGAAATTCATCAACACATGCATGACATTAACAATGAACTGCAATCTTGGAGTGGTCCCCGTGGATATCATAGCAGTCATTCCAATATGCGGGAGTTCCGTAAAACAGCTCTTGCACCTTGGTTACGGCCAGTTGTCGAGCAGCATTGTCCCGATCATCAAGAAGTATTAGAGCAATGGTTGGGAATGGAAAAATCCATACCAAAACCTGAACTTGAAGAGTTTCAAGATTGGTTAAGTGATACTGAAGTGGTTATTCAGGAAGATCAGATTGGTCAAGCAGAAAGTCAAGCACAAGAGGCTTGGCAAGATTATCAACTGGACCTAGGCTCCAATGAGCAAGCTGTTTCAGCTACTTTGAAGTTTTTGGTGTCCAGCAACGACTGGTGGCGTGAGCAATGGGAAATCAACCCCAGTGAAACTCAAGATCACTTGAAAAAACTAGTAGGGATGAAAACCAATCCTGATATCAGCCGTGTCAAGAAGCTAGCTGGGTTGTGAAAAATTAATAAGGTCAAAAGCATTGACTTTCATGTGTCTGCATAAGTAATGTTGTTCAAGACAAAACAACAAGTTTTGTCTTGATCTAAACACATTATAGGCACAGAAAGGCACAAAAATGGCACTTAGTTTAAAAGAAATTCAAGCACGTCTACTTGAAGAACAATCAAAAAAGGATCGCGTTCGCACAGGTCAGTTTCAAGGTGACAATGCGATTTATCCCTTTTGGAACAACCCCGAGGGGTCCACAGCAACAATTCGTTATCTTCCCGATGGTGACACCCATAACGACTATTTTTGGGTAGAGCGACTGATTATCAAACTACCTTTCCGTGGAGTTAAAGGGCAAGCTGATAGCAAGCCTTGTGATGTTCAGGTCCCCAGCGTGGATATGTGGAAGCCTGGTAGCTGCCCTATTAACGCAGAAATACGTCCTTGGTGGAAAGACGAAAGTCTTGTTGACATGGCTCGCAAATATTATCGCAAAAAGAGCTATCTGTTTCAAGGTTTTGTCCCCAACAACCCCAACAAGGAAGATTCCACACCAGAAAATCCCATTCGTAGGTTGGTAATTAATCCCAGCATTTTTGACATGATCAAGGGGATTTTGCTGCGTCCAGATCTTGAATACTCACCAACTGACTACGAGCATGGTAGAGATTTTTATCTCACAAAGACCACAAAAGGTAGTTTTGCAAACTATGCAAGCAGCTCATGGGCTATGAAAGAACGTCCACTTGGTGATGTAGAACGCCTGGCTATTGAACAGCATGGATTGTATAATCTTTCCAGCTTCTTGCCCAAGCGTCCTGATGAAGACGGACTGCGAGTGATTATGGAAATGTTCCAAGCCAGTGTTGAAGAACAACCATATGATCCCGAGCGCTGGGGTAACTATTTCAAACCAACTGGCATGCGTGTTACTGACAATGATCAGGACGGCGCTTCTACTACAAAACCAGTTCAAGTTCGCAATGTTCCTCAGCCAACGCCAGCAGCAAGCAAACCACGGCAGGAAACTGCAAACCCACCTTGGGAAGAAACTGTGGAAAGCACACCACGCCCTGCTGGCAAGTCTACTAGCCCCGAGGACATCTTGGCTGCTATTAGAGCTCGCCAACAAAACAAATAAGCAATAGCGGAAACTGAGCAAGACTGATATTAACTATCAGTCTTGCTCTACCTATCAAGGATGATATGACATGAAACCAATGGATCTATCTAAACTTCGCCGAGATATTACAAAAAATATTGATGGTATTAGTTTGGGATTTCGTGATCCCAAAGTGTGGATTTCCACAGGAAACTATGCATTAAACTATGCAATTAGCGGTAGATTCCGTGAAGGTGGAATTCCGCTGGGTAAAGTTACCATGCTGGGTGGCCAAAGTGGTTCAGGAAAAAGCTTTTTGGCATCAGGCAACATCACATCCAACGCACAGAAAAAAGACGTGTTTGTGGTGTTGATTGATACTGAAAACGCACTTGATGAATCCTGGCTTAAAGCATTGGACGTTGACACTAGTGAACATTCACTTTTAAAGGTAAACGTTGCCATGATTGATGACGTTGCCAGGTTGATAAGTGATTTTATGAAAGACTACAAGACACAATACGGCGCAGTTACTGAAGAAGAACGGCCTCGCGTGTTGTTTGTGATTGACAGCTTGGGCATGATGCTTACACCAACAGATGTTAATCAGTTTGAAGCTGGTGATCTCAAGGGCGACATGGGTCGCAAGCCCAAGGCACTGGCAGCACTGGTGCGCAACTGTGTGAACATGTTTGGCGAGTATGACATTGGCATGGTTTGCACCAACCACAGTTATGCCAGCCAAGACATGTTTAACCCTGACGATGTGATCTCGGGTGGTCAAGGGCCTATATATGCCAGCTCTATTGTGCTAGCCATGCGCAAGCTCAAGCTCAAGGAAGATGAGGACGGCAACAAAACTACCGATGTAAAAGGCATTCGCGCACAATGCAAAATAATGAAAACGCGATACAACAAGCCCTTTGAGCAAGTGGAAATCAAAATCCCTTATGATCGTGGCATGGATCCCTACAGTGGTCTATGTGATCTATTTGTGCAAAAAGGACTTCTTGTGAAAGAAGG